CCTACAGCGTCTGCTACGTTTCCTTCTTTATCTAGGAACTTCCCTATAAATTTAGAAATATCAGATTGTACTTCAGCTACTTCATTAGGATTTTTCACTCCATATCTAAACCTTTTTTCACCAACGTTGAAATCAAAACCTTTGAAATCTTGGTTTAATAAATTTTTAGTTTTTTGTAAAAAATCACTATGCCTTTTTTTTGCATTTTCCTGATCTTCGTTGTATCTGTTGAAAAAGTCTACAGCTTTTTTTTGCTCTTGAGTTACGCCCGGTCTCAACTTGATTTCGTCGTAGTATTTACTCTTAGTTTGCTCTAAAAAATCTTTAGCTTTAGCAACTTCCTCTTTTAACGCAATTTTTACTTTGCGTATATCTTTATCATCATCTAACTCTTCGTCGTAAGAAAAGTCTTCTAAAATGATATTTATATCTTCCTCATCTAAATGAGGTCTTGTTTTCTTATAATACTCTCTTAATAAAGTCTCTTCGTTAACGTTAGAATAATCAGCATTTAATCTGACATAATCTTCTAATGTACCTCCTGTTTCCTCCATAAAAGAAACTAGCTTTTCTATATTTTCAGGTAATGGTTTTCCTGTTTGTTTGTTTTCGGCTATAGCTTCTTTAAGATCTTTAGAAGTTTCAGCAACTTGTTCAGCTGTTATTTCTTCAATTACTTGTACTTGCTCTTGATTAACATCTTCAGCGGTGATTTCGTTTCCTTCTCCCACTTCTTGCAATCCCACTTCAGACTGTTCTTCGCGTAACACGCCGCTCTCTGCGCTTTGTTCTTGAATGGCATCTTCTTCTTCTTTTTTAATTACAACTTTAGTAACCTCTGGTATTACATTTCCTTGAGATTCTGGAGCTGTATTTGGTACTTCTACCCTTGTTATTTCATTTTTTTTACCTAGATTTTTTGGTTTACTAGGTTTAGATTTCATTTTAAAATCTCCTTCTTGTTTTACTTCCATGATATAATATAATTAAATAGTTTAAATGTTACATAGGTTCAAATCCACCTAAACCAAACCCACCTAAAACATCATTATTTGATGATTCAAAGTCTTTTGGTAAAGAGTCGTTTTTCCTTTGGTCAATCAACTCAGACTGTTGAGTCGCTTGTATTTTAGTTCTTTGATCTTTTCTGTCTTCCATAGCGTTTAACTTACCTTGCTCTGCGTTAGCTCTAACTTGAGCTAACTGCATTTGATAATTAAACTCTTCAGCCATTAGTTGCTTTTTTATTTCAGCTTCTTGTTGCAATTGCTGTATCTTGAACTGAGATTTACCTTGTTCTATTTGCAACTCTGTCTGAGCCAGTGCTTGTTGTTTTTGCACTTCAGCTAATGCTGCTTTTTCTGCAGATTCCGCATTTGCTTGAGCTTGCGCTTGTATATTCTGCAATTGAGTTTCTTTCGCTTGCTTTATTTTCTGCTTTTTCTTTTGCTTTAATATTTGATTTGCTAGCTTTAGATTAGACACTTGCTGTATATCAATAACATCATCCAAATCAATACCACCTGTTTGTAGAGCTATTTGTATATTTTTTTCTAATTGAGCTTTTTCTTCTTCTTCTGGTTCTAGCTCTAAAAATATTCCAAACTCATGCATATTTAAGTACTGCATTTGCTCTAGTGTTCCAACATTAAATGTATTTATGGAATTCATTAAAGCGTTTTTAGTTAATGGGAAACTAAGCATGTCAGCGACTCTTAAACTTACATTCTCACATGTTCTAACAGTAATATACATTAATGATTGTAGTATATGTTTTGTAGCTACATTTGAATTTGCTGCTGCTAGTTTCTGTAAACCTACTAAAGAATCTTTCGTTGGCATACTACCGTCTCTAGCTTCATTTAGTCCAGTCACATCACGTATCATTTGTAAGTAATATTGATATGTTTGTATTAAAGCCTGTATTTTACCAATACCTGAAGATGAATTTAATTCTTGAATTGGTACTTTACCTCTATTCATATCTCCATCTTGAGTTAAAGATCTTCCAACTATACTACCAGTTTGGAAATACATATTTAATGCCTCTTGAGCGTTGTATGATGTTCCGTTACCTAGATCTACCTCAGCTAAACCATCTACATCAACGAAAACACCATCAGGAACTAATTTAGATAGCACTTGTTGTATTTTAAGATGTGTAATTTGAACCATATCAGCAAAACCAATACATTTGCTTACTAAGCTATCTATTCTACCTTTATACATTCTAGGTGCAGATATAGAATAATTCATTTCTACTCTAGTTTGATCACTATATGGTCTAGTCATATTTTCAGCTAATTCCCATTTTAGCATCTTATCATGACCTAATATTTTAGCTCCACTATATAAAACCTCTATAGATCTAGAAGCTTTACTAAAACTATCGTTTTCAGGTGGATCAAATCCATCGTTTTTTTCTATAGCTTTCTCAAGACCTTGATCTGTTTGTTTTATTTTAAATACTTGGTTTGTGTACGTCTTATACTCGAAATATAAAACTTGTATCGTATCATAGCTATCATCTTGACCGCTTTGTTGTCTTGTATAATTTTGTTGGCCAGGATATTTTTGTATCTCTTCTAGGTCTTCATTTGTTAGATTCGAAAACTGCTTTTTAAGTTCTTGCAAAGATATACCTTTGACTTCACCTACATAATATATATCTTCAAAATTAGGATCTTCTGTGTAAGAGTAAATTAAATTTGCTGGATCAACATATTTAACAGTAACACCTTCAGATAAATTAAAATCAGTTTTTGTACATGCTATCCCTAAAATAGTTAAATCACTAGCTAATCTTTTCTTTGTCTCCTCGTATCTATTAAAGTCTAATATATTATTTATAACTTCTTCTTCGGCTATTTCAACAGCTTGCTTATAATTTAGTTGCATATGCAACTCTAATTCTTCTTTGTTTTCTGGTAAATCTTCTTCATCAATAGCTGTAGATCTTAAATCTACACCTAAGTTTTGTTTAGCTTGTTTTATTAAGTCCCTAGCAAAAGCGTCTCTAGCTAAAGCTTCTGTGTAATCTGTTCTATGTTTTAGAGCTACTGGATCTGTTGCAAAAGACTTTATTTCGTATCCTTTGTCAGTCATTCCGTTTACTACTATATCAACAAACTTAGACAAAACAGCTACAGGTTGCCAATCTAAATTAAGATAAGATAAATCACCATTTACAGATAATTCGTCTTTATATTTTTGAACAGACTGTTCTCCTCTAGCATATAATCTAAGTCTGTGAAAGTTTTGCCAGTTATTGCCAAATCTTCCACCAGCTCCTACACCGCGGTCACCTTTAAACCATTCATTTTCAATAGCTCTTCCTACTTCGTATCCGTACTCGTAACTTTGCTTTACTGAATCAGGTACTACCTGACTTGGAAATGTGCTGTTTACGCTTTTATAAATCATTTATTTTATTATTTTTGAAACGTGACCTTTGTTATCGTATTTACCAAAAAATATCGAAACAGGTTTTTTATCTTGTTTGTACACCGGCGTATATTTATTTTTATTACAAGCCATTATAGCTAATCCAGAACTAATAGTTGCATCAAACTTTGTTCTATTATTTATATTAAATTTAGCCCAATCTTCTAATGTTCTTTGAAAATACATGCTACCGTAACCTCTTTCAGTTGCACCAACGAAATCATTTATATATGTTTCAATAGCTGCAGCGTGAGCTTGTTTTATGTCTTCACTTGAGTTAGGTATTCCTCCTATTTCTTTCTCTGTTGTTGATAAATTTCCATATATTTTATCTGGTCTATTCATTGAAAAACCTCTGTACCCTCTTCTTTTAAAATAATATAAAAGTCTAGGTTTGTTATTTTCAGCTAATATTGGCATCCCATAAAATATGCAAGCCATTAATACATCTTCAAAAAACATTTCAGCGGTTTGTGGTCTAGCAATATATTCCAAGAAAAACATATTAGCAGGAGCATTATCCATACTAAACTTAGTTAATCCGTGTAAAGAGCCATTTGATCCTCTTGAATCTACTGTGCCTGATATATCGTAACTATCACAACCAAAAGCTCCAATATGTTCATTACCAGGATATTTACCATTATTTTTAATTAAAACGCTATTTTGTAATTCTACAGGAGGAACCCAAGACACTAAAAATCTTCCATCAGCGTTAGGTGTAAATATAACTCTAGTATCTTTAACTCCATTCTCCCATTGGAAACTACCTCTAGTAACCATTTTAGAATTATTTAAGTCTTCGTTATAATCTATTTGCTCGTATATCTTTGTTAAATTAAATAAAGATAATTTAGCTTCATCTCTAAAAGCGTGTTTTTCTGTTCTTGGGAATTGACGATAGTATTCATTTAAACCGTCTTGATCATTTTTTAATCCTTCAACTTCATTTTCCCAATGCTCTATTACTCCATATTCTATCTCTTGTCCACTAGGATCTACTGTACCTTTTTTTGGTTTTTCAAATACAGGTAATCCATAAGTATCAATGAATCCTTCGTAATTCCATTCCATAGGTATGAACAAAGAATATAGTCCTGAGCTAGTCTGTCCATTGCGGTTTCTATTTTTAACGTCTGAAGAGTCATAAAGTTTTTTAAAGTTACTACCTCCTTTATCTAAAGCGTTAGATGTTGAACCCATCATACACTTACCAACGATCCTAGAACCTAATCTTAGTGTTGTTTTTGTTACACGCCAGTTGTTTAATATATTATCAGGTCTTTCCCATTTTCCACTCTCATCGTGTACTAATAATCTTAGCTTTTCACCATCATAAGAGTTATCACCTGTGTTTTTCCAGTCAATTGTAGTATCCAAGCCATCAAGCTCCTCTAGTACATTTCCTTCGTTTAATTTCTTTCTAGTTAACTTAGACGCTGGTATTCTATAGGCTAATTCTGTCTTAGGTCTATCCATACCATCTTGTATCGGTTTGAAAAAGAAAGGGTAATTGATCGATATTGGTACTACTTTGTCCGTGAACATTTTTTTAGCATCACTACCTGATTTTGATAATATACCAAAACGACAATCACTAGATATAGTAGCTTGGTTAACTACTTCTCCAGAAGCCATAAAGGAAAACCCAGATCGTCTATTCTTTAGGTAACACATACCATAGCATCTATTGTCGGCTTTACAAGCTTCCCAGAATATAAAAAATATTCTATTTGATTCTCTGTAATCAGCAGCTCCTACGTCTATTTTAGACCACTGCAAATACATATAGTGAGAACCAGTTATGTATGTTGGTATTCCGTTGTTTTGAAACCAAAAACCTTCATCTCTTCTTTTAAACTCAGTATCTATATACTCATACCATTTCTCTTTAAATTCATTGGTATGTTTTTCCCAGTCAAAAACACTTTTTATTTTAGAAAGTTCTTTTGGGTACTCTAGTTTTTTCCACATCTGCTCTTTTTTATTTTGAGAGCATTTGTATATTTTTTTTGGTTTTAAAGGTAAAGCTATTTTTAGATCTTGTATTTCTACGACTTCACCTATAGTTCCATCATTACTTATTATAATAGCATCAATATCAGCGTTGTAGCCTCTATTCCACTTTTTATATCTATTATTTCTATCTAGTAAGCTTGGTTTTATGTAATCTTCTAGAGTTTTTATTAAATTTTGCTGATACATTACTTGGATCTTCCTTCAGCAAAACCTCTAAAGGTTTTTTCTTTTTTAACTCCACTCATGCTTTCTTCAAGTAAAGCACTTTCTTGTTCTATGCGAGCTAGTATTTCAAAAGCATCGAATATAGCTAGTTTTTTTGTTGCTGCTGCGTTTTTCAATCTATCAGCAGTAATATCATCACCTGAATCTACTATTTTTTCTTTAGCTACTTGAATTAACTCATCAACAGCTTTCTGCCCAGCTTCTATTATATTCCTCTTCGTTTCCTTTGTATCCATACTTTAATAAAATATCATTTGATTGCATGCAGTAAAGCCTTTTGTTATCTACCATAAATTCAAACTCTCTATTTGATTTATAACCAACTAAATCACCTGGATTTATATTTAAAGACTCTAAATTACTATTACCTATTTTTACTACACCTATGTTTTTTTCTTCTTTGTCTAAAGAAAATACATTTCTGTTTTTTATCGGAATAATAAAGCATCTATCATTTATAGATAACCATTTACCATCTCTTTCATAAAGGTATATTTGATCAAGTTGACAAAAAAATAAATCATCTCTAAACAATTTACTACTGTCTACAGCTTTACCTTTTTGATTATAATACCTTCTAAAAACATTGTGATGTATTATTATTCTATCACCAGGTTTTATTGGCGTATCAAAGAACAATGGCACAGATACAACTATAGCTTCTCTGTTTATAAACTTAAACTCTTCTATACTTGTGTTAAGCAATAGTTTTTTATTACCTACTTTTTTTTCGTTAGAATATCTGCTACTAGTAGGTTTTACTATAAAATCATAAACACTTCTCATTAATATTCTAAATCATATTCAACTGATATAGCCATGTTAGGATTAAATTTCTTCCATGGCAATATCTCGTTGTTTTTCTTGATATATATACTATAAGAATTAGTATGTTCTTCATACAATATGTGCGATATTTCATGTCCACCATACACTTGTTGACCTACTGAATAATGCATAGCGTCATTCTTGTAGTCAGAACCTATACTTATTTTTCTTATAACATTAGACATTATTCAACTACTTCTAACTTTTTCACGTCTTGCTTGATCTCATCGTACTCACCAGTTTCTAAATTAATAGATACGGCTCCATACTCACTTTCTAGTTCAGCCTTGATCTCACTCATAACTTTTTCTGCTTCAGCTACTTCATGAAGTAAAAAGTGTTTTTGAGATTCAACAATACCAATGTTTATCATTAGTTGATCTAATTTCTTTTTTTGATCTACGATTCTTTCTAATTGATCTTCTTTAATTTTGTTCATTTGATTTAATTTAATTTGTTTATGTTACTATAGTTACACGTTTTTATAATAGTTTTCCAGTTAAATATCCTAGTCCATAAAGTATTGGGCAAAGCAAAATTAACCAAAGAGGCGTTCTATAACGAATAACTTCTTTTTCTTTTATAATAGTATTTTTATCTAACTTACTTTTGTATTCTTTTTCTAATACTTCTTTATATTCTTTTAAGTCAATTTCAGCAGTTATAACATTGTTTTTACCTTGTATAGATACTTTACCTTGAGACGTGGAAATAAGTTGCTTAAAAGGTTTTAAATTACCTAAACTGTCACATGGTTGATTAACTGTTATTGTATCTGTGAATCTTTCAACTAAAACCTCTGTTCTTGTTTTAACCACTGTGTCGTTTACAATTCTATCTCTGTACTCAGTAACTACTTTTTTTGAACTACAACCAAATAGTAAAAGTATTAATATTAGTTTTTTCATTACCAACGTGCTTTTTTACCACGAATGTCATAATGTGTAAAAGTATCGTATGCTTTTAAACCACCTTCTGGTAAGTCTCCTTTTTCTATTAATAATTCTATAAGATCGTAAACTTGTTTTGGCGTATAGTCTTTCACAACAATGTCCGCCGCGGTACCTAATAGATGCTGCGATTTTCGTTCACCACCAATTTTCTCGTTGTATAACTCGCTTCTATAACCGCTATTTATCGTTATAGATCTTCCAGTGTTGTCTCTTATTACCTGTAAAAACTTAGCAAGCTTCTCGATATTAGCTAGCACTTCTTTTGGCATCTCTGCACCGTCTTTGCTTTCAAATTCAGACTTACTGAAGTTTTTAGTTAGCTTCATCTTTCTTTTTGTTTTTCATTTCAATAATTTTAAGTATTGTGTAAATTATTGAAACACATAGTAAAAGTATCTTCAATGTTCTCTCTGCGTTTGTAAACGAAACTGCCATCGCGGAAGCGTTTAGTGTATATAGTCTTAAATCATCTAAACTCATTTCTTAGCATTATAAAGTTTTTCAACTATGTCCGTCACTCCCTGTAAAGATATGTAAGCTGTTGCTACGATTACCCAGTCATCACTCTCGATACTTTCGCTAAATAAAGCAAAAGAAGCTATCGCGAATACTATCAGTTTTCTGCTTATCCATTTAGATAAAAACAAATCGATTTTTTCTTTTCTACTCATAGCTACGACTGGTTTCAAAAAATAATTGTAATTTATTTCTTACTTTTAATAGAAGAATTTATTGCATCAACAACGCTCATACTCTTGTCTTCTACATTTTTTCCAGGCTTGTAGGAAACACTAAACCCGTTTTTGTTTATTAAACTGTATTCATTAGTTTTACCTCGCTTAGGTACAACTGTGTATCTTCCCTCAAACCTTTTCTTTATTTCTTCAAAACCAGGAACTTCTCCAATTTTAGCTTTTTTACAATCATCATTGTCACAAGGACCTTCCATATGCATTGGTGATTTCATGTTCAAAGGAATATCTTTCCCTGTTTTAGGCATATTACCTCTACCTGGTTTCATTTTAAAAGGTGTTTTCATTTTTTTTATTTTTTATTTGTTTTGTTGTAAGCTTCTTTTTCCCAAGGCAATTTATTACTACCTTCGTCCATAGAAGATCTTTGGTATTTTTTTCCTTTCCAGTAAACGTATTTTTCATCATAATCTAAATCACCTCTACTCATTTGATTTAGATGTACCTTCTCGTGTTTTATTACGTCCTCATGTGTGTTAGGGTCTATATTAGAATTAAGCGCAATAGAACCATTCCTATTGGCTTGACCCATTACACCATCTTCTAAATCTAATTGATATATAGGCGTGTTATCCATAGACAACTTACCCATTCTCATTTTATATCCCATGTATCACCATTTGACTTTATCTGCCCAGTATGCAGCTGACATTTTACCTTTAGCTATATTTTTAGCATGCCTAGCTTTAAAAGATGCTCTTTTAGCTTTCATTCTATCAGATTCACCAGATTTAGGTTTACCAGCTGTACTAGCTCCTTGCTCACCAAATCTAATTATTTTTTCCACACCATTAGAGCAAGCTTTAACAACATGTGATTTCTTAGGGTGGCTAGGTGTCTTTTTGGGCTTATTGCAAGCCATTTCAGCTTTATTAACTTTAGCCGCCATGTCTACATTTTAGCTCTATACGTTATAGGAGTAGACACGTTACATCCACAATCGCCAATACAACCACATGGTTGCATTAATTTAAGCTTCATACCTTTTGCTCCAGAACTAGAGCCTTTTCCGTGTGGTCTTCCAGTTTGGCTAAGTGGACCGTCCCATAAAGTGTTTTCACCAACTAATCCCTGTGCTCCTTGTTTCATGTTTTTCATATCTTTATTTTTTGTAGCTTCCGCAAGCTTTTTTAAACAATGGAGTGTTATTCCCTAATGAAGCTTGTCTTTGTCTAACGTCTCCAAAAACGCTTTCAGCAGCGAGTTGTTGAGCGTTGTTAAAAACAGGTCTTGCCATACCAAGTTCATTTGATGGTACTGGCGGCACCATTGTATATTCGACAGGCATATCTGTCAATGGATCTACGTTTAATTGTTTGTTTTGCATATTATCTTGTTTTATCTTTGTTTACATTTTTTATAGAGACTGCTAAAACTTTATCAGTGTAAGTTTTACCTCTCATGATGCTGTTTCTTTTTTGGCTAATTGGAATATCTTCTTTACCAAGCATCATACGATATATTCTACTTATCAATTGCTTGCCTTTAAAAGAAACTTTATATATATTAAACTTTTGACTAGCGCCTTGACGTTTTCTCCAAACTGTTATCCAGTTTTCTTTTAGCATTCTATTCCACCTACGGTTATCCCAGCTATAAGAGTATGCGCCTTTTTTAAAATCATCCTTAGTGAACATATCTATACAATCTAGATATATAAGTAATTCTAAATCAGCATCGTTTAAGTCATTATTCCTACAAGCCCATTTTCTAATTATCCTATAGTGTTTTAATAGATTTAAGTCCCTAAGGTCACTAGGTTCTATTCTCATAAAACGATGACAACATCTTGTAATCTTATAACATCATACGTAGCATCTTCTATCTCTATCTTATGTCCAGCGTGTTTATCATAAAATATAATGTCTCCCTCTTTAACAACAGAGACTAGGTCTCCACAGTTTACGACTTTAGCTTGTTTATATCTAATATCTTGCCTTTGAGATTCTGTTAATAGTAATCCACCTGTTGTTTTAGATACTGGACCTTCTTTTATTTTTTCTACTAATATATTATTACCTACCGCTTTCATCTCCAATTCTCAAATTATTAATTACACAGTCAGTTGATAATATAGTTGTTGCTACTGAAGCAGCGTTTTTTAATGCGCTTTTAGTAACTAATAATGGATCTATGATACCTTTTTCTATCATATTAACCATCTCACCACTTATTACATCATATCCTACGCCTTCTATTCCTGAAACCTGTATGTTTACACCCGCGTTTGATAATATCTTCTTAAATGGCGCTAGAATCGCCTCTAACAGCAACTCTTCTCCTTTGTTCTCTGGTTTAATTTTATTAGAAGCGTCTAAAAGAGCAACACCACCTCCTGAAACTATACCTTCTTTTATAGCAGCTTTAGTTGCGCAAATTGCATCTTCTACTCTATCAGACTTTTCTTTTAATTCTATTTCAGAATTAGCACCAACTTTTACGACAGCAACTTTACCAGATAATCTAGATAATCTTCTCTCTAGTCTTATTACGTCACCTGGAGACTTTGCTTCTTTTATTTGAGTTTTAACACTTTCTATCAAGTCTAAAACTTCTTCAGAATCTGTGTTTACCTGTAGTATTGTTTCGTAATCGCTAGTTGTACTCTTGTAACAAGATCCAAGTAAATCTGGATTAATTATATCCAAGTCGTCACCTAAGTCTTCGTTTATAATAGTGGCTCCAGTTAATACAGCTAAGTCAGATAGCACATCTTTCTTGTTTACTCCATAAGTTGGAGCGTCTATTACATTTACTTTTATGTTTCCTTTAACCTTGTTCATAGCTAAAGTACTTGTTATCTTTTGATCTAAATCACCAATAATCAATAACTGTTTATTGTTAGCTATAACGTATTCTAATACCGATTGTATTTGTCTTATAGATTCTACAGGGGATTCGACAAGTAATACTAGTGGGTTATCTAATTCTGCAACTCTTTTTTCTTTGCTTGTTACAAAATGAGAATTTGTAATACCTTTTTCATATTGAACACCATCAACTAATTCAAAAGTAGTTTCTTCAGTGTCTGTAGGTTCCATTACTACAACCCCATTTTCTCCAGCAGCTTTAAAAGCATTGCCTATAATCTCTCCTAGTTCTCTATCGTTGTTACAACTTATCGTAGCAATATCCATAAGCATGTCACCACTAACTTCTATACTTTTATCTTCTAGGTATTTTATAACCTTTTCTACACCTGTATTTATACCGTTTTTTATTTCTCTGATATTACCGGTTTTAGAAGCTTTATATGCTTCGTTTAAAATTGAGTGCGCTAGTACTGTAGCTGTGGTTGTTCCGTCTCCAGCTTCTTTTACAGTTTTTCTAGCAGCTTCCTTTAGAAGCGTAGCACCCATGTTTTCTACAGGATCTAGTAAAGTTATTGAATCAGCAACTGTTACTCCGTCTTTTGTAATAATAGGTCTACCGTTACTGTCCTCTAAGATAACACATTGGCCGCTAGCTCCAAGTGTAGAGCTAACAGCTTTTGTTAATTTATTTATACCTTCAAATATTTTAATCTTAGCGTCTTCACCAAAATTAAGATTCTTGACAATTTTGTCTGTCATGTTTTTTTATTTAATTAAATTTAATTTGACTACAAGGTTATCATCACTTGAGTTTACAAAATCTTACATACAAATTACTCGTTAATGTTATTCACCGTCTTGAGGATAAGCGTCTACTGTTTTGCAATTCCAATCGTAAGTAATCATAATTTATGTTTTTAATTAATTATTTATTTACTTGTTTTATTAACCATTTGTGGAGTACAGGCACATATAAAGAGCCTCCTTCGTTTAAATTTGTATTATAGAATTTAGAAACAAGTAGTTGATATTGCTCTTCCGTCATTTCTTCTTCTTCCCAGATTATATCTATAATAATTAAATCATATTTCTCTGTTGTAGTATATGCAAATATATCGCTTTTTATGATATTTATAATAGGGTTCAAATGCCCTGAAGAAGCGTTATAGTCAATAACCTCTTGACTAATTTCTACAACATCTATCTTACTACATTTATTAACTTCAGATAATTCGTAAGGTATTAATCCAAAACCTAAACCCGCAACTAATACCGAATCATAAGTAAAGTCTTTAAAAGAATCTTTAAAAAACCCGGTACAAGAATCACATTTTCCTAAAAACACAGAAGCATACACCTCTCTATTATCTAACCATTTCCCGTTAGAGAATTTCATAAAAGTAACTCCTTCTGAGTCTTTATAAACATTAAATTCGGTACCTGAATAATCTTGTAAGTCGGTATCTGGTATTTTCATATTATTTTATTTAAAATTAACATATAAAGTAGCTTTGTACAACTCCAAAGCTATCTACTACAATTCTAGATCCTACATATCCTCCTGAATAAAAAGTTTGACCGTAGGTTCCTGCAGGATATGGCACTGTACCTGATGCATTACTATATATTGTGTCACCTAAACTCGCTACACTACTAGAAGCTCCGTTATGGTAAGCAACATTATCAGCGAAGTTGCCACAAGCAAGAGAACCTTTTGGTGAATTTATGGTTAGATAGAATTCTTGAGTTGTAGGGGCTACGAAGTTTCTAAAATTCAATAAAGAGTTTTTACTTCCAGAGTAAACTGGATCCCATCCTCCTTGAGCATTAGCAGCAGTAATACAAGCGGTTAGACTAGTATTAGTGGCTAACCCAAGCTCTACTCTAACAGTATTTAAACTCCATCCGCTATTAGTATTTGGTATCGCCATTATATCCCTGCTTTTTCTAATCTAGCTTCTAACTCTGCGATTTTAGCGATTAATAAATCGATATACTTTACAGACTTAAATCCTTCGGTATCTGTGTTTACAAATTCAGGATGTTTTATCTCTAACTCCTGAGCTATAACACCTACTCTGTATTCTCCTTCGTTGTTTTTCATTTCGAAAGACTTCCAGTTCACGTCTATATTATCGCACGATAAATCCTCTATTTTCGTTTTCTTTCTTTCATCAGATGATAATATGAAGTTAGTAGCAGTTAAGTCACCTGACATCGTGTCGCCAGTAACATTAACAAATCTACTATCAGACTCTGTTTCAGTGTAATACCTACCATCTAAATTTACAGAAGCAAGTCCTGTTATATGTCCGTAAGTATCTAATGTAATATCTTGTATAACTGTACCGGATGAGTTGTTTACAGAGGCTTGCGAAGAGGTATCAGCGTGGCTAATAGTGCCTGTTGATGTTCCAAAATCCACACCTCCTGTTAATCCACCCCCGGCAAATACACCTTGTACTGTACCTGTAGTTGATGACGTACCTGCTCCAATTAAACTACGAACTTCCGCACCAGTTACTCCGCTAGCTAATGTTGGGGTTCCACCGCCACTAAATATACCAGGTTCTGCGTAAATTGTAGGTTTATTTAATATCAAAGCATCGCCGGAAGCAGCATTCCAATCGCTTTGTACATTAACTTCAGCACCTGACGCGATGCCATTTAACTTAGTTTTATCAGCACCCGTCATTAATCCTGCATTACCAGCAGCAACAACTAAAGGTAAAGTAGCATTTGTTCCATCTGAACTAGTTACAACACCATTAGTAGCAGATGCTGTATATCCCAAGTTTGTTGTAACATTGGATACTTTAGCATTATTAGCTATTACATTATCATATAATGCTTTAGTCATAACACCAGCAACTGTAGTTGAAGCAGCTCCTATAGCAATATTTGTACCTGTAGAACTATTTATAGTTACGTCTGTAGTAGATGTAGTTTTACTTAAATTTGTAGCAACATTTACTTGAGCACCTGATGCAATTCCATTTAACTTAGTTTTATCAGCACCCGTCATTACGCCCGCAACAGATGTTGTGGCTGCAGGAATTGAAGCGTTAGTACCATCAGAACTAACAATTGTAACTGTAGTCGCAGCAGTAGTAGTAGACAAGTTTGTAGTTACGTTAGGGGCTGAGTTAGTTAGAGTAACAGAACCACTTGTACCGCCTCCACTTAAACCTGTTCCCGCGACAACTGCAGTGATATCACCTTGAGGAATAGCGGGGAAAGTGACCAAGTTACCTTGACCGTTAATGTATTGAGCAGCAGTACCCGCCATAGTAATAGCAAGTGTGCCTGAAGTTGTAACTGCAGTTCCTGCAGTAAATGCATTTCCTGCGTGTGATATTCCAACACTTGTAACTGTACCTGTGTTAGTGGTATATCCCGAAGGGTTGGTGGCATTATAAGGAGTGTACCCTAAAGCCCCCGTTACATTGGCACTTGTTAGTGCTAAGGTTCCTCCTAAAGTAAGATTGCCTGAGCCTGTTACAGTGCCTGACAAAGTAAGACCGCTAACAGTACCTGTACCTCCAACGGAAGTAACAGTACCTGTATTAGATGTTTTGCTATTAAATGTTGTCCAATCAGCAGATGAAAGATACCCATCTGTGGTATCTGATGATTGTGATATTCCAACTGTAACATTCCCTGAAGTTCCACCACCTGTTAAAGGAGCGGAAGCGGTTACTCCTGTAATATCTCCGGGGTTAATGTTAGCAGTAATTGTTAAAGTATCTGTAGTGGCATCTGTAGTAAGCGTTATATTGCTTCCCGCAGCAAATGTAAGAGTGTCGTTATTACTGTCAGCAACAATAGAAGTCTGACCCGAAACTGCAACGTTTTTAAATATATTTTGAGAAGATCCTTTATCATTATTTGTTAATGTTATTGAACCTCCTAAGGAAACAGCTCCTCCGCCACTCATTCCAGTTCCTGCTGTTACAGTTAATGAAGAGTTAGCTAATTTACCGTTTGCTACTGAAGTATTTACTAATTGAGACCCGTTAATGGTCTTATTTGTTAATGTCTGAGTTCCGTCTAACGTTACTACTGAGCTATCAATACTGAAGGCTGTTCCTGTTAGAGATAAACCAGTTCCAGCAGAATAAGTTGTATTAGTATCTGTCCAAGGTACATTTATAACCCCTTGATTTGCAGAGTTTAATTGTAACCCATAGGTTCTACCCGCTGTTGTTGTAACAGCATTAGCAGCTACAGTTTGGTCAGTGTTACTGAACAACTCAATTAAGCCTAATGTAGCATCAGTTGCAACTCCGTAAGTTGTGTTTGTAGGCGTTGCCCAAGTAAATGTACCATCACCATCTGATCTAAGGTATTGAGCGGTTGTTCCATTCCCACTAACATTTAGCTCAGCTGCACCAACTGAGTTATCTGTTATTGTAGCAGCGTCGACTGAGCCTAAAATAGCTAAAGCACCTAAGCCTAGTGAAGTTCTACCAGTAGCAGCAACTAAACCTGTTGCACCGCCATCCCATTTATTTCTATCAGTGTAAGCTGTATTCCATTGAGTTGAGTTTCCTCCAGTTGCTGTAATAACTCCATCAACGTCTAATTTAGTACCTGGACTAATCGTCCCGATCCCTACTCTACTATTTGTGTAATCTACATTTAGCGTACTGTCATTAAACCAAACACCTGTAGTGTTATCCCAAACCAACACGTCACCATCTACCTGAGATGTTATTTTTGTATCGTGCAGATCGTGTACACCCTCGTTTGCTTGTACCCTTATCTGTATCTTACCGTTTGTAGATGAGTTTAATATAAAAGCAGCAGCTATCTTAACGTTTGGTCCGTCAGGTTCTGTTATTGTAAAGTCTCCAGGGTTAGCTGGATCACACCATAATATTTGTCCATCATTCCAGGTTTCCCCGTTCTGACCACTAGTGTTAAACTGATCTAATTGACCGAAGCTTATAACTCTTGCAAAACCACCATTAGGTATATCCTCTTCTAGTACACCTAAAAAGTATTTAGCCTCTACAGATCCGTCAGCAATCATCTCATCTATAAGTATATGACCTGAATTGCCGTCAGTACCCACAGCCATAACACCTTTACCTTTAAGTATGGTCGAACCTGTTTCGTTTTTTACATTAAAGAATACAAGGTCAGACGCTAATGTTACAGCGCTTTGATCTATCCAAGCAACACCAGAACCTGTAGATGAAAGTACTTGTCCGCTAGAACCTGTACTTCCACCCGCCTCTACGCCAGCTTGTAATTCTATATTACTTTTAAACTTCATCTATTATATTTTATTATTAACCTATTTTTTGTACTAAAGCTATAACCCCTGTTGGTTCAGTTACTCCGTAGTTTACAGAGAATGTTGTAGTACTTAGTCTTTGAACATCAGCGTAAACAGTTTCTCCATTAGAATCAACTAATTGTATTAACACGTTAAAATATCCTTGTCCTGCTGTTATGTTGCTTGGATAAGTATATGTGCCTGACGTAGGGACAGCGATACTTCCTGATATAACAGCTGCAGCTGGTACTGATACAGTTGCAGTTCCATTACTATAAGAAACATTGACCCCAGAGCCCGCGGCAACGTTACCAATACCTATTTGACTTGCGCTAGCAATGTCTATATTGTTTTGAACTGTTGTCCATTCTGCCAAAGTAGTTGGCGAATCAATCTCCGCAATTAATACATCTCCAACTCTAACTTGTTCGGTGAAGAACAATCCATCAACTGTAACAGTATACGTCCAACCTTTTTTAATACCAACTATAGGTGTTGCATCTAAGTTTGGTGTATTTGTAGCGGCGTCATATCCTCCCTGGTAAACTAAACCACCTACAACAGAAGTATCTACATAAGCTTTAACAGCGGCAGATGTTGGTAGTGTAGTATCGTTATTGTTATTCTCAATTCCTTCAGCTGCTGTTATAATAGCTGAAGCGTTAAAGTTAGCAACATCTAATACATTATCGGATACCGTAGTGGCGATAGAACTTGTTCCAGAACCTGTAACTTCTCCAGTTAGGGTTATAGTTTGGTCTAGATTAGACGAATCAATAGTTATGCTATTAGAACCATTATCCGTAAGCGTTATATTTGTACCAGCAACTAGAGTCAATGTATCTATAGTGGCATCTGAACCAACTAAAGTAATAGCAACGTCACTTCCTACCTGAATAGAGTCTAAATCATAAGTTGTGCCTGATATACCACTAATAGGTGACCATGTATTATCACCACGTAAATATTTTGTATTGTCTGGTGTACCAGTTGCTGATAAAGCCGCTGTTACAGTAACCGCTCCAGAGGTAGCTGTATTAGGAGTAAGGTCTATAAAAGTACTATCTGTTGTAGTTAACGTGGTTACACCTCCGCCAACTTCTACCCATGATCCGTTAGAAAATACTTTTAATACATCTAATGTTGTATCATAATATAATTGACCTTCAACACCAGTTCCTACAGATGTGTCGTTTGGTTGGTTTTCAATTCGAGCTTTTATAAGCTCATTTTGATTAAAATCTACGCTGCTTAAATAATTTATTGCCATTTTTTTTAGTTTAAGTAATTTATTGTTATTTTTTTTTTT